TCCCTTGCTTCGTTGATCCAGATGCCAGTCAGTTCGAGCGACAGAAGTTTCTTCACATCTTCAGGCCGATCAAGGGCTAGGAAAATAACTTCGAGTTCAATGTCGCCCTTTTTGATGTGATGGGTGTATGGGACCGACCAAGTGAATCGTCCCCAGTCGGCCTCGGGGAACCAGTCAAGCCATGTTTTAATAGTTGTAGTTCGTAACTGTGGGTTTGTGTTCCGGATAATAGCCCATCGAGACTTTCGCACTCCGTCTGGTGCTTTCTGCTGCGCAAGCGCCCTGCGAAAAACCTCGATACAACATCCAACACTCTTGCCACTCCCTACCGGACCGCGAATTCCACGGAAAAAGGTTTCATTCTTCATGAAAGCCTTCAGAACTTCGCCATCAGGCTTGTATTTGAACTCAATCAACGATCAGCAATCCCGTGATCCATGCCAACCTTGATCATCCGGGCGGCAGTTTCGGGCCCAATCGCCTCAATTAGCTTGTCGGCTTCACGATTTGTTACAAAATCTTTAGGATAATGCCGCATGTGAACAGATTTCACCACCATGCGGAGGGCGGTGCGCTCTTTTGGGGAAAGGGTGTTGATAAAACTCATGTCAATCCCACGCAGTTGCGCCCTTGGGCTTCGGCGGCATCTTCTTTCGCGGGGCCGCGGGCTTCTTTTTAACCAGCTTGGGCTGGGGAAGGTCAGGCGCTTCGATCAGGCGGCGGGATTCACCTGTGCGCGTTGCGCCAGAATAAGTCACGTCTCGAAGTATGTGCGTCGGGCCCTCGTAAGGGGTGCCGTCCGTAAATGTCCAAGCCATATCACTCTTCCCTGTATCGTTTTGTCTTCGCCGCAATCTTCTTCGGCTGTCTGGAAACCTGCTTCCCAGCCTTGATCGCCTTCCGTTTCAGCGCAGAAGAGCGAGAGTATTCAGAATCGCTCAGAGCCTTGATCGCCTTCTCAGGCAGGTAACGCTCGCCAGTCGCATTCTTGCCCTGCGTGGAAGGCTTGCCAGACTTGGTGCGCCACTTCTGTTTGGTCCAAGCCCTCAATGATTTCTGCGGGGCTTTCATGATGTGTAACCACCGCCCCGCGCCTTGTACTGCTTCGCCAGCATCTGAGCCTTGCGAGCAGACCACTGTCCGGGGCTGCCGCCCTTCCCACCAGCCTTGATGCGCTTGAACAAACTCTTGCGCATCCCCGGCTTGGTGTAATTGCCAGCCTCATTGACCGCCATCGATCAGCCCTTCTTCTTGGCTGCGATCTTGCGCTTCAGCGCATCAGGCAACTTCTTCTGCCCCTTGGTCAGCAAGCTCTTCTTGGGACGGCCAACCTTGTTGCCGTACGTTCCTTTACCTTGTGGCATCGCTGTATCCTTCCGGTCTCAATAAACTGCGTGTCTGTAAACCCGGACGCTGAACGTCCTTCAACTTCGGAGCCCGCCTCTCGCCCTTCTTGGCAGACAATGAAGGAAGAGGACCAAAGTCAGGCTTCGTATACTTCGGAGTTCCGCTACCAAAACACATACCCTAATCCTTCTTCTTGTGCCGCCGCGCAAAATTGCGAGCCGCCTTAACACTGCCAAAACCCCAAGCCTTCAAAGCCAAAGCCTTCCGCGTAGGACGACCCTTCTCATCCTTCATCGGACCCTTCATCCCAGCAAAGCGAGCAGCAAAGGAAACACGACGAGGGTTAACACCGCTCTTCACAGGAGCCTTCAGATTCGACCCCTCCTTGCGCTTGAAGTACGCACGGCCAGCAGCAGTCAATCCACCCTTCGGGTTCTTATGCTCCTTCCTCACGACTTCCCACTCCCAAGCGCACCCTTCGCATTCCCATTCCGCGCAGTGCGAGTCACAGGCTCAGGCTTCTTGTCTCCAAAACGACCCATCACAAAATCCTCTCAATCAGACAAACCCTAAAACCAAAAAAATATTCAAAGCAACTCACAATTCTTATCGAGCCTTTTTGAGGAATAATGTTTGTAGGGGAGTATTACAGTAACCAACACTCTGACTTTTCCCCCCTACCCCACCTCTGACACTGAGCGGAAACGTTTCATCCTAGGTCGATACGTACGTTGATGTCACCAGCCACCTGCACTTGGCTGCGATCTATCGGCTTGTATCCCGCCCTGTCTAACAAATCTTGGCTTGCTTGGAGCTGTACGTACTCCGATTTGGCACTCTGAGAGAGTCTGCGAGCGGTGTTCAGGGCTGACACAGCACTCAACCCGAACTCTTCGTGCATACGTGACATCATGTACGCCTGCACATGTGGTGTCTTCAACGCTCTGTAAGCACTGACATATCCTGCTTTGCCAGCAGCGTACCCAGCCTTTTCTGCGGCTTGTGCAGGTTTCAACCCTTCCGCTACCATTATATCCACCAGAGCGGTTTGCTTCTCGGTTAGTTTCTTTGCTGTAACGTCGTTCATGTGCGTCTCCTGTAGCCCCCCTCTCCCTCTCTCCCCCCGTTGATAGCACGGCTGTAAACCACTGTGTCAACGCACAAACCGTTGTCCATTCCATCTATGCGCTCTCTATAACCATACTATAACGCAAATTTATGGCTTCTTCTGTCCGAAGTGGTGGTGAGGCATTGGCTACGTCTCCATGTCTCTGCGGTCATCTCGCATGTCGTCTGCGTTGCATTGCGCCAAAACAGTTCGCAAGGAGTTTCCTTTCTCTCTGGATAGGGCGTCTCTTGGCTCTTCTGCCTCGCACTCCGCCTTCGTGCCATGTCCCATGACACTTGTCGTCATGGCGAGTGAGACAGGAACATCTGGTGGTAGGCACGGAAACACCTTGCGAACTGCAAGCCTCGCTGGCGCTCGGTTTTGACGCATGCATCTGGTCGTCATCGCGAGGATGATCCTCGAGACACATTAGGAGACTAGGAAATGACAAAAGCACTCACCACTTCGAACATCATCAGCCAGAAACTTGAACACATTAACTACTTTCGCAGCGATGAACTGCACGACGCTCTGTTCATCGGCATGGCACGAGACGCCTGCTACACCGCCAACAACAGTCTCAACTTCAAGAAGAAGCAGCTTGCCGACACACTCGGTGAATATGACCGCTTCGTTGCAGAGAAGGATGATAACGCAGCCGATCGCTCCGAGCGTTTCGCTGGACGTCTCTATGCGGAACTCGAAGTCCTTGAGCAACGGCTCGACATTGAAAAGGCCGTCTACTCCCAGATCACTGGCGGCGAAGAATGGCAACCAACCGTCAAGCGCCCAATCAAACGCAAGGCCGTGGACATGGAAGCGCTCCGCAAGAAGGTGGCGTAAGCCATCAACGGTGGGGGCTTCGGCCCTCACCTTCTATCACTCTCGAAAGGTCCACACCATGAACGACGAAACCGCAGTCTTTATCATTCTGTCGATTGGCCTAATCAGCCTCGGCTCACTCGCAGTTGCAAGCTTCTTCTTTACCTAATGCGGTGGGGCTCAAGCCCCATCACTACGCTTCAAACGCAGGAAGAGGGGGGCCATGTTTACACCGCGCGGCTCACGAAAGCCTCACCAATCGATGAGCGAAATGAAAAGCATTTTACTTAACATCGCTGCACACTTGCAGTAGTATCAAAGTTGGAGAACAACATGATCAAACCAATTGGAATCATTCATACGCCCCAATCGTGGGACGAGTTAATGAAATGGATTCATGCTCACAGCACAGCAGATCGAGCGCATCTCGTCACGGCTGCGGGCATGGCATGGAACTTGGCAAGCAAAGCTCAGAAGGAGAACACACAATGAGCATTATTGAAATCGATCCGGACCTCACCATTGATATGTGCGTACATATTGCAGACCTTGTTGAGCATCACTTCACTGCCAACTTAGGCTATGACAGTGCATCGCTTCGTAAAGTACAGGTCGATGAATGGAGCATCGATGTTGTCTATGATCTTCAGGATGATTTCCAGAAAGACCTCAAATATGATGAGGCGGTTTACTCTGGTTACACAACCTTCAATGTCTACCCTAAACTAAGGCAACCAATAAACGTTGACAGATTCTCTGAAGCCCTTTGGAGTCAGGTTAAAGCTATACCATCCCGTGAGATGCGCGAGCTACAGATCACAGTCAAGCAACTCAATCACATGTCTCAATCTCTCAAGGGTATCAGACATGAGCAAGCCAAGCAGTTTGTCGAGGACATCGTCAAGCAAGCTGGCGAATTTACTCAGGCACTCGAGCATTACAAAGGAGAACAGGATGTTTGATATTCAAGAAGGCACCGAATGGGAATTCCCAGTTGAACCGCAACCAATCTTTGACCGCCTCGGCAATGAGATTGCAGGCAGCCAAGCCGTTGTTCGAACCGACAACAATGAAGTGCTTGGTGTTCACGGCTCACGCTATCGCATCTTGAGTCATGATGATGTGGTCAACAGCACGCTCGATGCAGTGAAGGAGGCTGACCTCTCCAAAGATTATGAGGTCAAGGTTCATGTCATTGATGGCGGTCGTAAGATGAGGGGTGAAATCTTATTTAATAATATCACCGTCGAACCAGCGATTGGTGACATCGTTAAGTATCGGATCAACTTCTTCAACTCATACGATGCGTCATGGTCATTCTCTCAGGCAGCAGATGGCTTGAGATTGTGGTGTTTGAATGGCTGCACCACGCCAATCGGCACGGCACGCAGCAGGTTCAAGCACACCCAATCAATCAACATCGAAGGCAGCGCCAAGAAGATGGCGAACGGGATCGATGCGTTCATGAACAATCGTGAGCAGTGGGCGAACTGGATGCAGATCAAAGTCTCTGACGAGATGGCCGAGCTGTTCTTCAAGCACACCATTGCCAAGTCACCATCGCGACAGCAACTCGTTCACAAATCAAACGAGAAGCAACTCGAAAACCTTCTCAGCATCTGGTCCACAGAGAGCAACCAACTTGGTCCAAACAAGTGGGCTTTGTACAATGCCATGACCTACTGGGCCACACACACCGATGGCCTGCGCAATCCGCAAGTCGCTCGCCGCAATCGTGAAGACTCAATTGCCAAGGCAATGACACACGATCGCTTCAATCAATTGGAGGCAGCCTAATGCCAGCAACAACACCTCGCATGACACGTCAGCATTTTGAATTCATCGCTGACCAAATTGGGCCGCACGTTTCGTGGCCCTCTCACCTGCACGATATTGCAGGCATACTTGCAGCAACTAACCCCATGTTTAATAAGAACAAATTCATTGTTCGAGCAACGAAGGCGTGGGAAGACAACAACCTTGAGCGGGTTGAGATCGATGACGAAATCATATTCTGATTGTCATGAGTGCGAAGGCAAAGGCTGGTTCGAAGAGGACCAGCCAGCGCCAATGAGCTTCACAAACCCAGTCGGCAGTTATGACTCAAGCATAATCACCTGCGAAGTTTGTGGTGGAGTTGGAACTTTAGATAAAGAAGAGGAGTAAACATGGGTGCGCCATATCTACATTCGTTGAGATCGCAACACATCCTTCAGATGACAAGAGAAGGGTATGCCGCCAAGAATATCGCTGAAGAACTCAACCTCTCATATCAACTGGTAAGCGCCACCATCAAGAAGGCGAGAGACGAAGGCGTGCTACCACCTCGCAAACCAAAGTCACCGCTGATTCACAACAGCACACACTATTTGAAACGAGGCAGCATCAAGCAACTCGTAAGCCAACTGAGTGACGATCAGGCACTCTGGCTGGTCAGAGAGGCTGACAAATATGGTTGCGAAACAATGTCTGAGATCATCTTGGAGATCGTCCGGGATGCATACGAAGCAAGGGAAGAAGCAACAACTTGACCGCAAGGTATGATTGCTGCACTTATGCAGTATGAAATCATACCTCGAACTACTCGAAGACAAATCACAAGAGTACGGCATAGCTCTGCTTGATGCTTTCAAAGCAGCAGGTGTGCCGACCTCCACGTTCTATAGAACCATCAATGGGAAAACAGAACTCAGACATACGACAGCACGGAAGGCAATGAAGGAACTTGAAAAGCTTCACGCACTTCAAAGAGCCCGTAAGCATACCGAAGAACTACAGAATTCTGGTACACGAACTGACCGACGCAAGATCAGAGCAGAGTTTAAGCCAAGAAGAACTGGCACATAGGATCGGTTGCGCCGTATCGTTGATACACAAATGGGAAACGCACAAGCGTGTCCCTTCTGGATTCATGTTAATGTGTTGGTTGGATTCTCTTGGGTACGAAATCGAAGTTAAAAAAAGGGATGGCGATCTGTGATTCTTGCAAGGTCAAGACCGCAAACTTTGTTGCAATCCTCAAGAATGGACATGAGCGAACCAACCAAAAGCATTGGTACGTTTGCCTTAACTGCTACGAGAGAGACATATGGCAAACAAGAATAAGTCGAAGGGATACTATCACGAAAGAAAAATCGTCGATTGGCTCACGAAGATCGGCATCAAAGCAAAGCGCCAGCCCCTCTCAGGCGCGTTGGGAGGAGAGTATAGGGGCGACATCAAAGTCGAACTCATGGGACACGAACTGGTAGGTGAGATAAAATACAGAGACAAGTCTGGATTTCCCAGCCCGTTCACTGTCCTCGAAGGGAGAGACCTAGCAATCTACAAACGCAGACACGGCGACCCGCAAACGATTGTGATCATAAAGGGCGAAGTGTTTGAACAACTCATGGAGAACAAGCATGAACCAGAACAAACAGATACTTGCATACCTGAAGACAGGCGCAGCGATCACACCTCTTGAAGCGCTGCGAATGTTTAGCTGCTTTCGGTTAGCTGGTCGAATCTATGATCTGAAGCAGGAAGGCTGGCCGATAATTTCTGAGCGCCTTGAGGTAGAAAGAGATAAAAGAGTTGGTCATTACAGGCTGCCAACAGACAAAAGTTTGTGGCCGGATACCTGAATCTTTGATAAAAAAAGGGACGCTCTTAGTTGGCGGAAGAGCGTCCCAGTTCTGAGCATAAATCACACGGAGAACATAAAGCGTATGATGAGGCAAGGGAGGTAAACCTTGATGCAGTATGATCTTATAATAGACATTGCACTTACACCAGTAAAAAACACAGGTGCGAAAATGGTCCTCTTGGCATTGGCTACGTACTCCAATGCTGAAGGGGAATGCTTTCCTTCTCAGCAAAAGCTAGCATCTGACACGGGCTTGACAGATAGAACTGTGCGGTCAGCCATCAAATGGTTGGCCGATCATGGATACATCACGGTCTCAGCCCGATCGAACACGTCTAACCTTTACGTCATCACATCAATGAAGGAGAGCGACATGAACCATGAGGAAAAATCTTCCTCCGAAGTAGATAGTAATATTACACAGCTATCTATGGTTAAGAGTAGTAAAGCTAATACTACTTCGGCGGAAACAATTTCCCATCCAAACAATACCCCCGCGTTCCAAGCCTTTTGGTCAGCGTATCCTCGCCGCATTGGGAAGGGCGCTGCTCGCACGGCGTTCAAGAAAGCTCTCAAGTTTTCTTCAGCCAATGAGATTCTCAAAGGTGCCACGGCATACGCTGCGCACTGCGAAGAGATGGGGACCGAGAAGCAATACATCCCGCACCCATCAACGTGGCTCAACGGCGAGCGATGGGATGATGACCTTGAGTCTGAGAAGACCGAGACCAAGAAGACGATTGGCTGGCTCAATGAATTATGATCAGCGCATATCCCATCTCAAAGATTGGTTCGGTCAAGACATCGTGTGTCGGTTCAACATGCCTCGCGATCTCAATCCAAAGATCGTAGCCATGGATGTGATCGAGGCAATCAACAACATCATTCCCAACAACACAGACAAGGAGCAGATGGGCAGGCTACTCGCCTCCGTAACGAAGGAGGCTGCCCAATCTGCGAAGACTCGAACGCTGCCATCAACACGGGAGTTTATCGAAGCCACCAGAGAAGCCTGTCGCAGCCGCTCACAGGGCCGCACAGCGCCAACTGCCACCTCTCTGGACCCATACCAAGTAAATGCCAACCGCATCCGTCAGCGAGAGCCTGTCGGAGATATGTATTTGCGCGACCCGCATCGCAAGAAACTGATCGAGGAGTACCACCTGACTGAAGAAGACTTCAGCGGATATGACAAATGGATTGCAGAAGCTGCACATAAGCAGTAATCTATCAGAGCAAGGAGAACAAAATGGAACGTACCGGATTTATCGGAGGGTCAGATTGCGTCAACATCATGCAAGGCAACTGGCTCAAGCTATGGCAAATCAAAACAGGTCGCATTGAATCAGATGATCTGAGTCGCAATCTGGCCGTGCAGATGGGGGTCCACACTGAGCCCTTCAATCTCTCATGGTTCGAGCATGAGCATCATGCGCGCATCATCAACCAGCAAAAGTTATACCAAGAAATAATTGGCAAGGTGCCTGTTAAGGGTACGATCGACGGCATGTGGATCAACAACGCGGGTGATTCTGTAATTGTTGAGGCAAAGCATACCAACTCCATGAACAACATGGATCATGTAATCGAATACTACATGCCTCAAATTCAAACCTATGCTCGGCTCGCTGGTGTAGAAGGCATTTATATGTCTGTCATTTTTGGAAACAACAAATGGGAATCAGCCTATGTCAGTTACGATAAAGAATATTTCGATTCTATGTGGGCAGTGGTGTCAGACTTCTGGGGTTACGTTGT